CCGTCAATCATCTTGTTTTGCAGGGTCAGAGTCTTATATCGTAGTTTGATTGCCCCACTCAAGAGTTCATCCACCTGTGGTACGACTAAGTGTTGAATGGCAATGTCTTTCATCAGGTCCCCAACTTGTACGATAGACTGAGCCATGTTCTTACCCACTCCTTTCAGCATAGTTTCGCTGTGTTTGTTAGCTATTGCTACTGAGGTGGCTTTTTGTGAGGCTTGAGGTAGATTTCCAGTTGAAACAGAACTAATAGAACCTTCTTCCATAGACTGCTCCACCTTGTCCATAGCAGTAAAGATACCGGCTAAGTTGGCTTGTGGTAGTAACGGAGTAATTTTAGTATTAGGGTCTTCGAACGCTACTACTGAGGACGGGAAGATAACATCAGAGTCCACTTTGTCGGTTCCAGAGATACCTACAGGCATGTTTGCGTCAAGAAAGGCTCGGTTCATACCGATTTGATATTGTGCGTCAAGTAGTTGGTTATCCCAATACTGGGCGTTCATCAGCGACTTGTAGTAGAAAAAGTGTTCGTTTACTCGTTGGTAGCCAAACGGTACTACGTTGTATTTAGGGGCGTTACGGTTGTCTCGGTGGCGGATAGGATTGGCTTCTGTGTCAGCGTCACCGAAGTAGATACCATTAAGGAAACAAACCTCTGTATCGTCACGCCGGTTGCGGTAATAGACCTCTTCTACCATGAAAGGGTGGTCGTCGTCTTTTAGGTCATAGAACATCCCATCGTCATCGTTGTATAGCGTTCGGACTCCTGGTTGTAGGTATACCCAGTTAGGGTGATTGCCATGTCGTGCTTCAGCTTCGGTATATTCTATATAGCGTCTTGTAATATTAAAACGGTGCTTTTGGATGTTTTGTTCGTAGGCATTAGAGATAAGGACTTCACTCGCCCCGTAAACAGGTGCTTGGAATCCAGAAAGGACTTCATCAAGGACTTCTTCTGTCGTATAGAGGCCAGTATCAAGTTTGACCTTTATCTTCTGAAAGACATTGGCATAGTCAGCCCCCATATAAGTCACGGGATTTACCAACATCCCCATTGTCACCTGAAGGAAGGAGTCCTTGTAGTTGGAGTTATTTATCATCCATTCTACCGTGTCCCTCATTACTTCAGAGAAGTCCATATCCTCCTCGTCAGAGTCATTCTGGGCCATGAACATAGGAACTATGTAACCAGCAGTAACTTGCGCGTGTAGGGCGACTGCTTGGTTTCTAGCCTTGCTCCTAGTTCCTCTCCATTGCCATGCTGTAGCTGGGTCTTCTATTTCATCGTCAACAAAGGCATTAAATGTCCTTTTGCCTCGGTCTTGGTCATCAATGACAGAGCGGTTATTTAGCTCCGTCCAGTTACGGTGTAGTATCTCGTTACCATCAGCAAAGTCCTTCCGTACAAACGAAGTAAAGTCAGCCTCCTCCTTGTCGGGTTGGTAGTGAGAAATTGGAGTGGTGTTTTTTCGTATTTCGCCAATCATTGTGTAGTGTGTTCACCACCTAACATCTTATTGAAGTATATCATACAAAGGGCGAATCCTGTCAAGCCCTCTTATTAAAGCCGACATACTTTGGCTTATATGTGGTCATTACATTATACCCTTTTCTATTGGACACCATCATAAGGACATACCGCAGGGCATCTAAACAGTCGTCGTTTTCCTTTAGAGGATTTTCGTCAACCTTGCTCTTGTCCTTTTTGTCCCCATAAGAGTAGGTTTCAAATTCAAATATAGTGTTCCTACAACTCTCATGGACATAGAAGCGGTTGGCTTTTAAAAGTTCCCGAACAATGTTAATTCCCGCTACCACAGAACCCCTGCCTTTAATAACCTCCCGAATGTTACAACCTTGGTCTTTCAAAGACTTGATACCCCCAGCGTTCTCAGGGTCAGGGTAGACAGTGTTGTATTTCTGTGCTGCGGTATATTCTGCTATTTCTTCGTCGGTTTTTCCAGTATGCACCCACTCCTCTCTTAGAATGAAGATACCGTCAGAAGTCTCGTCAATAGACTGAACTACAGCAGGGTGAACGAAACCAAAGTCTACTCCACCGTAACTTCGGACAATAGTCTGTCCTTTTCGCTTCAAGAAGTCCTCTACGTCCTTTATGATGTGGTCTTCACGTTTGAACTCCTTATATACCAGTCCTTCAGTCTTACGGAAGTCAGCAAGGTACTCTTGAGCGAATCTATCCTCTGTAAGCTCGTCTTTGGCCTTATCTATCTCCTCTGGGTCTATGTGGGGGTTGTCATACGTCGAATAATGGAAGGATTTATAGTCTGTATCCTCACTCTCCATGTTAAACAGGTCATAAAAGTGGTTAAAACCCTTGGGAGTAGAGATAAATAGACCTTCTCCTTTGGTATCTGTCAAGGTTGGGCGGATGATTTCCTGCCAATTCTCCCAAAAGTTACGCATAGAGGCAATTTCGTCAATAACAATGAGGTCAAACTGCTGTCCACGCAGAGTTTCGATGTTTTCCCACCCTCTAAGGACAATTTGGGAGCCATTTACTAGCACAATCTCTAATCTGGACTCATTTATCGTCTGAGCAGCTTGTTCACACTCCTTTTTAAGCGTATTCCAGCAAATATCACGTGCCTGTTGGTAGGTTGGGGCTATATAGGCTATACGGCTGTTAGGAAGTGAGGCTCTGGCCTTCATCTGGTCAATAGCCATAAAGGTCTTCCCAAACCGCCTACCACAGCAAACAATCCGAAAACGGTGGGGGTCAGCAGCTATCACCGCTTGAGCATCATGGAGTACTGTTTGTTCACCTTCATTTTTCATATCACCATGTAAGCCTTTTAAGACGCTTTCTATAGTTCCTATACACCACACCAGCAGCAGACTTATCTACACAAAGCTCATATACTACCCTAAACCTATTCTGGTAATGCTCTGGAGTCAGTTGTTCTTTTCTTTTCATATTTTATTTTTTGAAATTTTACGACTTGGTTTTTCGTTCTCTCCATAGTTGTTATCTACAAGATAGAGGAACCTACACCTAAGGTCACGACAACAAAAGAAGTTGGGATGTTTTTGTATCTCACTCCTCTTGCACAACGGACAAACCTCTTGCGTAGTTTCTATTTTATTTTCACCTAGTAAACTCATCTGCTATAATTGTATCACAAGAAAACTTGTTTGGGGTTCCACGCCCGACCCTCCCGTTATCCTCGAAAGGAAATAGGGACAAAAGAAGAGACCACAAAAGAACAAGTCATAATTCCTCAAAAATAACCTCAAAAACGCTTGACGGGTGTCCATTCTATTATTCATCCCTTGTTGACATACGCCTTTTTGTGTTGTGTCTAAAATAGTCCTGACATCAAAGTGTGAATGGCCCTACCATTAAACACTACCCCTAGTTAAAGGGGGGTAGGGGTATGTATAAACATTCAAGTACAATAATATACATATGTCAATACACTATAGACACGTGTATAAGTGTGTGGTGTTATATGTCTATGTGTTGGTATCAGTTTTTAGGAAGCGTTGTGCAGACTGTCCACTAATATTGAGTACAAGAGTCTTGTTCCCTTCTACCCTATCACTCAGTAATCCTCTTAGTTTATAAGCTAGTGTTAACTCTCCCAGTCTATTCTTTGGTTTACCTTTAATGTCCTCACTTAAAGCTGTATTTAACACTTGTTCAGTCAATCCACACTCATCTAATGCCCTTAAAAACCCCTTGCTTTCGACAACTTTACTAGGTGTTTTAGCAGTCTCTTTTGAGTATCCTGCATCTACTATTGCCTTATACTTATTACCACCATTCTCCACTAAATTGTCAAGTACTTTATAGTGTGCTGGTTTAGGTTTGATTGTTGGGTTGTAGGGCTTTTTCATTACCCCATTGTATATCATTCTGTGTGTGTTTGACAAGTCTATTAGATGTTGTTGAGTGCTTAATTTACATAGTTATCCCTTGACAGCATACGAGCGTTAGTATAGACTGTTAAATAGGTACAGTACATTGACAATAGAATAACCTACAGAAAAGCGGGCATGTGATAAATAAAAAAGAAACATGAAGTATTTATCTGACTACATGCAAGCAAGACAAACAAAAGCGTTTGAGGACGCTGGTGCATTCTTCGCATTCAGTGACAAACAATTCAACGAAGCAAAAAAGGAAGGTGTCAAATACACTCAAATGGGTATGGGGATGATTTGCCCAAAAGATAACGTTGCTACTCTAGCAAAAGAGCTTGATACTATCTATACAGAATGTATCAAGCAAGATGTAGCAGACAATGGTATTGAGCAAGTTATCAAGCGTGAGCTGTCAAACCATGAAGCGTACTATACTGGCGATATTGAAAGTACTACTGAACAATTACGATTAACATATGATGATGCTAGTTATGTAAGTTTTACAGTAGATGATAATTCTGATTTAACAATAACACCAACA